CACGAAGTTCAAGCCGGCCAAAAGCTCAACCGACAAGGCTTCTGCTTTGTGAATTTCAGCCTGTTGACGCTTGGCGTCATTCGCGATGAGGCGCGGGGCAAGATAGCGCCAAAACAAATCCAAGGCGTGCACGTGTCCGTGCTTTTCAACCCAGCGGTGGTGCTGCATAGCTGTTGAAGAGTGCAGGTCGGGCTCGTAAGCTTCCGACTTAAGCATTGGGTTGACGGCATCCCAGAATGGAGTATGGTCTGTGCCTTCGTTGTAGGCTGAGTTTGAGGGGATGCCGATACGACGCTCATGGCCAGCAATTGAATTCCAGTGCTTCCAGAAAGCTGGGAACAGAGCCTGCTCTTCCCGACCCTTAAAGTAAGGACCAAGTTCGGGGTCATTGAGTACAGATTTCACAGAAGCGTGATTTTTAAAATAGTGCTTATCAATGCCTTCTAGAATATCGTGACTCGCGGTCGAGCTCAAGAGGGTCTTTTTTAGGTGGTCGATTGCTTCCGTGTCTGGGGAAGAGCCAGATTGCCCTCCCGGGGCATCAGGGCGAGCGCCGAAATAGTGGCGAATAAAGTGTGTGTCTGGTACAATAACATTTCCGCCACCCATCATTCCTAGCAGGTAACGAGCCAGCTTTGGGGCTACGCCTCTCACCTCGGTTAGTTTGCGGGCAGCCAGTTGGGCGTTTCCTTTGCTATTGCGGATTGTGTCAACGACTTGGTCGTGGTGGTTTTTGAGATACTCTCCTAGGTACTCGATAACCTTGCTGGGCTTCGAATACCCGATGTAGGAGCCACTCTTCGACCTAACGGCAGAACGAGCATTTAGATTTTGCTCCATCGCCTCGAAGTGTGCTCGCGAGTGATTTGGCATTCCGCTCCTGTTGCGCGAAAGCCAGTCTTTGATAGTCGCGTCCCACTTGTCTCTGCTTGGTGACTGTAAGCCTTGGTTGTGTAGGGCGTCCACAAAATGGCCATACATTGATTCCTGCATTGGAACTTTAATCCCGGGGCTCATTAACGCAAAAGCGACAGCGTGACTAACGAGCCCTTCTGGAACTTCGCCTGAAGTGAATGCTTGGTTAGCTTTCATCCAAGATTGCATCGCCCTCATGTGGTGGGGGCGACCTTCTGCCATTTCTTTCTGGAATTCTCCGGCGATATCTTTCCCGGCCACATGAGCGGCAAGATTTGGGTGTGGGGAGTCTGGCGTCGAGGCTTGGAACAGGCCACCTTTTGTGGTAAGAACTCCTGTGTCTGGATTAAATGAAGGACCCTTTACATTAAAGGAAGCGGTTGGGACTGGCTTTCCCTGAATTGTAAGGCTAGAGCTAGCCTCAGGTGCAGGCTGTGGCTTCTTGGGGGTCTTTCCGGCCTTACGTAGGTCCATTAGGGCCTCTTCCGTCTTTTTCATTTTCAAGTGATGGGACTCAACTAGGTCGGTGAAATGGTCAATAAACTCATCGCTTACATCTGGCATACGCGCCTTAAGGAAGTCTTTAAACGGCGTTACTCTGTCCCAGTCGCGCAGAGCAGCCTTTGCGCTTGCACGCAAATTTCTGTCTTCGACTTGTAGAGCGGCGCCATTATTGATTGTGCCGGGCGCAGCGTTGTAGTTGCCGGCAACCATCGCCTTCATGGTAGATAATCCGTACTCCATTTCGTGACCGCCAAGACGCTGGAAAACACTCGGAAACTCAGTTTTATCGACCATTCCGACGAGGTCTACCTTGCTCGCGTCTTTAACGAATCCCTTGGGAGCATTCGGGTCATCAAGGACACCCAGTAGAGCGGTTTTATTGCAGGGCTTTACTGTGATGGCCACGCGGCGACATACCGTACTAGAAAGAATGTTATCTACTCTCTTGAGGGTAGAGCCTTCGATAGACCATCCAATTGCAACGGGTTCATTGTTAGCATGCGAATCCCTAATGATGGCCGCGATTGCCCTGGAACCTTCGTGTCCAGCACCGTCATAAAGCCGAGCAACCCCGTAAATATACGGTAGCTTTACCTCATACCAATACTCGCGCTGTCTATCGTTTTCGCAGTCGGACTCCTTGAAGATTTTCTTGGCAAAAAGAATTTTGCCGACAATTTCAGCGCCCGGAATTTCAGCTTCATCGTGACCGCGATGCTCCCAATTTACATGGGCCGTGCCGTCTAGGAAAGACGAAATGTCGGCGCCGGTAACGCTGAATACCTCACCCGAAGAATCAATAGCCTCAGAGGCCATGATTCCATCAATAATCATGCCAGTCGGGTTTTCTGGTACTTGATACTTTGCCATAAGCGATAAGATTACCCCTTGACCTATTAATAGACGGGTAGTACAACTCACTTATGAAAAAGCGACTCGTGGCGATTATTGGTTTTTCACCGGCTCTTATGGTTATTGCTGACCGGATTGCTCACTTATTCGGGTTCTGCCTCGGCTTTTGATTCTGCGTAAGCGTCGTAGCCCGGCTTAATGTACTTAACTTTTCCAGATGAGTCAAAACCGTAACCCGGCAACAACACAGTTAAAAAACACCGGCAGTGAGGATGCAGCCCGCCGATTTTGGGTGTTTTATCGCCACGCTTATGGTAACTCGCACCGATTTCGCTACGCTTCCATAGGCGTGGAGTAACTTTATCCGGCATTAAGTGAAGCTCAGTGCACTCTTCGCAACGGTTACCGTCTCTAACAACAACAAAAAACATTGTTGGGTCAGACTGCCCTGACATGGCTGCAATTCTTGTTGCTGCGTCAAAAAGACCCGTATTTCTAACACGAGTCGATTCGCTTTCGACAATCTTTTTAATGTCTGCCTTTGCATCTTTCCAGACTTCGGTGAGTCTGCCCTGAAGTACAGTGCGAGGGTCTGTTTTAATACCTTTTTCATTAGCCTCTTCAATGAAACCGTGTACTTCTGCCACGACACGCGCTTTTGTGTGCTCTCGGCGGGAGTCAATGTATTTAGCCGCAACTCTCAGTAGAGTGTGCAGAACTTCTTCCCGTGGAGAAGCGCCTTCTGCTCGCGAGGCCTCTGCAAAAAGACCAACTAAAGAAAGCTCTTCTGGAAACCCAAAAACGAGTTTCTTGCCCCAGCTACGATAGGCGCCGGGACCTAGAAACCTTTCTTTCGCTGAATCATACAGCTTGTCTACAGCTTCTTCAATTGTCTGTACGGCCTTTTTTGACAAATGAGTTTTCATTAGGTGTGGCTAATCGCAACGTCCAGAATCTGATCAATCGCGGTGTCGCTCTCCTTTTCAAACGACTCTAGTAAGGCCGAAACTACCTTTCGCTGACTCGCGAGCAGGTGTTTTGCGTTGCTGGGGAGTTGCTGCTCAGACTTCGTCAGCAGGCCTCCTAGCTGGTCGATAGAGCTAGTCAAGTCGCCCTGTGCCTGTTGCTGCTGGACTTGCTGTTGCTGGACTTGCTGTTGCTGGACTTGCTGTTGCTGGAGTTGCTGGGTCTGTTGCTGTTGGCTAAGGATGATTTGCTGCCAACTGAAGAAGTTTGGATTATTAATGAATTTCAAGCTAGGGTCTTGAGCAGCACCCTTCATGTCAAAGAAATACTCCATAATTTCGCCTTGGTAGAAGTATTTATCAAGAACTTGCTGCCACTGCGGATTAAGCAGGAAGTGGCCTCCCCACTTCTTTCCAAGAGGAGTCTTGTCCACGGTCTCAAGGACCTCGTCGATTGACATGTGAATCGCCATGTCTTCCTGTAGGCGAACTGACTCTTTTTCCGCTGTATCCGAGTCCAAACCAACAAACTTTAAGTAGCAATTTTTCGCGAGTTCAGGAGCTACCAAGGGTAGAATGCGCGAGTTAAGAAAATCCTGAAGCTGGGCGATTAAAGGTCTAATGCCAACGTCTCTGTGAGCTTCGAGCTTATATTCGTTGTTGGATTCTGATAGGGCTTGGTTGTTCGTTCCTCTTGAAAGGTGTGCGTAACCGGGAATTTCCTCTGGCGATACCTGAAAGGCCGAAAGAATTTGTCGTGCGTTGCTATCGGACAAATACTGGAACTCCATGTCGCGACCGCCAGCCGAATCAATGGCAGTCCAAACGATTTCTTCGTCGGTACCGACTGAAAACAGCGGCATGCGCCATGAATTTCCGACCGAGTTGATTGAGGCATTAAACTGCTGCTGTACTGTAGCTACAACGGATTCGTCAACATCGTCGGACTTAATGACTAGCATTCCGCGAGCCGCTCTACCCGACTGGAAGTAAAGCTTGTTGTGAGTACCAATATTAATGTGAGTTGTGATTGCGGTAATTACCGTATCCATTGGGGTAACTGGATACCCATCAAGCTCTACGTCCGTGCACGGGAAAAAGTTGTGTACAACGCATTCCTCTGAACTAAAGGCCTGTACAGGTCGGCCGTCAATTACCTGTACCCACGAATACTCATCGGCAACGTAGCGTTCTGGGGCAAGCCTCTTTCGGTCACCCTTAAGCTCCTGAAGCATACTTAGCGCATTATCGCGCACAGACTGAGCCTGTGTCTTAAACGGAGCCGCCTTGTAGATTGTGCCAGCGTCAATGGGTCGAAAACTATGGAACCTGCGACCCTTGCTTGTTTCGACGTAAATAACTTCTGTGGCGATACGGCCAAAAACGATTGCGTTGCGCGCCTGAATGTGCAAAAATTGAGACAAGGAAGCCGCGTCGTCGTCCGACCAGCCCTTAGTCTCCCCGCAAGTCAAAAGATTAGCTTCAGCCTTTGCGATGGACTCTTGAACTCTTTTCCGGTCTTCATCAGACAAACGCTCCATGTAACCGGGAATGGCTTCGATTTTGTATCCAGTAGAAAAACGGTCTGGCTGAGGGCGACCAAAGGCCTTGACCTGATGGCTGCGCAAGTTTGTGATTGCCGCAACAAGGTCGTCCTGAATACTAATTCTTTTCAGAATTTCGTCTGGCAAAAGACGTAGCTTACGCTTCCACAGTCCGCCGTACGTATTACTGGTCCAAGGCTGATTTTCAAACGCCAGACGCTCGATTGAATCGCCTGGACCATTAAGTACGTTGAGTACAGACTTAATTAAAGGACTTTCTCCCTTAACTCGCTCGGTGTGTTCCGCAACATCATCCTTAGTGAGCTTGGCAGAATAGACCGCACCGGCCGCAAACGGGTCAGCCATCCTGAAGTCGATTTTCTTTCTTTTCTTTGGCGCTTCATCGCCCATCAAGGCCTTGGCCATAGATTCAGCAAACTGGTTCTTCTTAGCCATAGTTACTCCGCGTGAATTAAAAATACTTCAACATTAGATGGACACTTGTTTACAATTTGAATCGACCAAACAGGCCCCCTCTTCATGTAGTTGCCCGGGGCAAGACTTCCATCGTCAGTCGGTACAGGACAAATTCTCTGCGTTACACCTGAGTCGCCATTAAGCCGTAGGGCGACTTGCTGTGAAGCCTCAACGTACAAAAATGACTTAACGCTAAAAAAGAATTGAATTCCACTTGCACCCGGTGTAATACCCGTTTCATTAGCGAGAGGGATAGCGGATTCAATATCGACAAAAGTGTCTGTCACTAAGACAATATCGAATGTGTTGAGGGAACCAATCGAGAACCCTTGCGAAATATCAACTGAATCGCCAACCTGCACTCCTGCCGAAGAGAAAACCCTAAACTGAGAATCGGCGCTCGGGGTCTGGGTTTCTGTCACACCAACAAAATCCGTTCCGGGAGCCCTCACAAGAGTGAGAGAATTCGAGCCAGACTTCGAAAGAACAATCCAGCCGCCCTCATTAAGTGGCGAAAACGGTCCCGAAGACTCACCTGTTGTGACGCCGGGAATATATACCGAGTCGCCGGCCTGCACCGAAGTGAAAATGGCACTTCCTGCAACAACCGTAAGTGTAGCGTTAGCGTTAACGGTAAGTGCCATTGACACTCCTGAGCACGCAACGCCCCTCGAACTCCTAAAGACAGGGTCTGTTCCACCTGTCCAACTCAAACGGTAACGACTCGGGTCTAAGCTAGTGAGAGCCATCGAAAAGACGGTATCCGAAGCGACACTCGTTGCGCGGGCGCCGTTAAAGGCGTTAAGTGTTCCGCCGACCTGAATTGTATAGCCTTCAGTCTTAAAGTTACTCACGGAAATGCCAGAAATGTCTCGGAGCCAGTCAGGTGCCCGCAAGCGTGGGTTTGAGCTTACCTGCTCATCGGCAAATGCGAGAATTTTGGTCGTTACATTAAGTTTCGCTTGCATTTAATTTAGATTACCCGTTAAACAGGAATCTACCTTTTTTAATTGTTTGGGTTGGTTGGGCTGTTGAGTCTCGGGAAGGTGCGTCAATTTGCCCTGTAAGAGACTTTATCATATTCGTAAGCTGTAGGGCGTGTATATTAGATGGAGCCAGAGGAGCATTCGGGATTGTATCGTTTTGGTAGGTAGCGTTATCTACGAGTACGCCGTTTTTACCCATTCCGTTCATAATTCCGTAACGCATTGCGTCACATTCATCGTCGTCTTTATCGTTTGGCTCTTCAGTGACTTGCCCTGCTGCGTCGGTAACAAAGGCGTAACGAGACATTCTATCAAACAAAAGCTTGACACCTTCGTCATCCTTAAGGAAAAACAATCTAGTGCGACCACGACTATCCCAGATTAGGGTACGCACCATTTCGATGCCGGCCTTCACCGACCCGGGCCCCTTTTCCCACTCCCGCATTTTGTATCCATTTTTTCTGAAAGAAATAATGTCTGAAGGGTAGGCTGGGTCACCAAACACAACGGGATTCCCGTACGTAGTCTTAATGTACTGGCACGCTTCGATTTTTTGGTCTAAGTCAAGATTCGACTGAGCGAAAACGTCTAGCACGTACACGAAGGCTCCGTACGAGGCAAAAGTAACACTTACAAAGTTGTGGCTAAAACCAAAGTCCATTCCCGTAAAGAACTTGGCCCCACGACGACGTAGTTCTTGGATTACTTTTTGTTTGTCAGCCATTGGGTCACGAGTACCAGTGACCATTTCAATGATATCGGCAGCTTCCTTGTAATGTACTTCAGGGTCTAGACGAGGGTAAATAAGTCCTGTAGAATCCGGCTTGCGACACAGAAATTCCGTTTGAATGTATTCGGGGCCGGGCGCACCTTTGAATTTGTCAATTGTGTCAGCCACAGGCTTCAACATTAAGCTTTTGGAAGTCTGATGTGTAGCCAACCTTCCCTTGCAAGCAGCAAACAAGGGGCACTTTGCGCAACCTTCGTAGCCCTCGGCGGAAACGTACTTTGCTTGTACTGCTGGATTAAGTGTTTGGTACTCGGCTTCAGTAATGTGCTTGAGTGTGTTGTCGTTTATCCAGTACGTCTGCTTCGGCCTGTCGGGTAGATGCCTTTCCTGCTCGCAAGCGGAAGTAAGGTCGATAAGATTCCAGTGACGAGCGACCAATCCTGTATTAACAGCTTCGTCTAGTTCCTTTTGGACTAGACCTGTACGGAACTTTCTGGTAGAGGTGAGTAACGTAATCGGGCGGAAACCAGAACTTGTATCTGGAATCGACTTGGACTGAAAGTATGCTGGAACGTGCTGTTTAGGCACAACGTCTACTTCGTCCACGACAAATAGGCCGTTAACGTGGAGGCCGTTTGCGCCTGCCATTGTACATAAAACAATCGTGAGTTTATTCTGCTTGCGAATCCACGCTGGCCTCTTGTCTACCGCGACCTTAGTAAATTCCTTGGAAGTAATAATGTCACCTGTCACTTTGTGAACGTACTTTACAATAACGAAATCGGTCGCGTTATCATTGTCAACGTAGTCGCGAAGGTGTGGAAGCTGAAAAAATCCCTTTACGTAACCGGCCGAAATCTTTGACTGGCGCTCGATGGCCGCCATGTGACCTACACTTCGGTCAGTGTGCAGAAGTAGAAGGGTCTCTAGAATCGCCGCAGAGAGTGTCTTAAAACCGCCTCTACTGGCATACGACATGACTCGGGTAAACCCCTCTACGTCGTTACGTAGAATACAATCGTAAGGCTCCCAGAGAGCGTCAAACGGATTCGAGTTAGACTCTTCAAGTACCGTGCAGTCAGGTAGCTCAATATTCAAAAAGTGCTTAACCCACAGCTTAAGGTGCTCTTTCGTCTTGCACGGCGTAAAAATAGCCTTACGCTGTTCTGAGATTGATGCGCTCATTCTTTATATCCGTATTCATCCATGAAATACACGCCAAGTAGAGTCGCTCCGGGCGCGTATTCGGATAAAACTTCACTCACAACGTCCTCAATCTTGAACCAGTGGGAACGCGATGGAGGTCCGTAGTCCATGTATGAGAGCGTACCGTCCATATACTCAATCAGGCAAACGTTATGGCCTTCGTACTTGTCGCTGTGCCAAATAATAGTCATTATTTTGGCCGACTTGACTTCCTTGAGAGTTTTTGCTACACTTACCTCATAGCAGGCGAAGTCTTCGCAATCTCCGATAAAAACGGCCCCTGTTGTCATGAGCCACTGGACGTGTTCAGGGTGAGAAATGGCGTCGCCAAGCTGTCTCCAGCCATCGGCACGCCACTTGAACTTCTGCATGTAGTGGCCAAGTTCGTCTAGGCTTGAAAACTTCTCTACTGGAAGACGCTGGGATTCCCAAATTCTTTGGTAGAAACGTGACCATGCGCCGTAAGCGCCTGACCACATGTAGATTTTCATGACAAAGGCTACAAATTTTTCAATGATATTCATGGTTTACCCTTGGAATCGAGTCCAAGGAGTAGATTATAGGCTTCGTCGCTAGTGGCAGGCCTGTCCTTTGGGAGCGAAGGAAGTTCAGGCATTGAAACCGAAATGGGCGCATCAGTCTTAAAAACGACTTCTTGCCTGTTTTCTTTGCCTTGACCTGTCATCTTCATGAATAGGTCTACCATGCCTTGGTAGGTCCTGAATGAAACGTCTTTCGCGTCTCCAAGGTCAGCCTTGTCGCCGGTCTGAAGGAATTTTCGGTAGTTCATGCCTACGATTTTGTGGTAAACGGCCATTCCATCGGCAGCAAACTGAATTCCCTCTAGGGTAGTCTTTTCGATAGTGGCGCGGGCGGAAGCCATTAAACTCCTAATGTAAGCGTCTCGCTGTCCATCCCAGTCATACTCGATTCGGGCCCTCAAAAGCAACCCTAGGCCGTAGGAGCCTAAACTTGGATTTGTGAGTGCAATTGTAGTGCAGTCGTACCCTTGCAGAAACAAAGAAAAAAATTTTGTCGCTGCTGTCGGTGATAGCTTATTGCTCGGAATTGCGCTTACTTTTCTTAGCTCGCTTAATTCTTCTGTACTTAGCAGGCTGTCTGCAAGTAATAGTTGTTCTGGAGTCATTTTCCTTTTTCTTTCCGTTAATGGACAGTTTAACTCTTTTCCACTGAGGTCCAAGGCACCAGCCAGTTAGAGTGCGCAGCCTATCCATATTGGCCGCCGAGACA